GTCGTTTATTAATTGCAGCTAAAAAGTTTGTTGCATCAACTACTAAGTATTTGATATTTGAACAGAATACGGCGGCAACTAGAAATCGTTTCTTAAGTATTGTTAATCCATATTTTGATAACGTACAACAACGTCAAGGATTGTATGCATTTAAAGTTGTAATGGATGAGCGTATGAATACTCCAGAAGTAGTCGATCGCAATGAATTGCGTGGTGCAATTTATTTACAGCCATCTAAAACGGCTGAATTTATAATCATTGATTTCAATATTCTACCAACTGGTGCTGCTTTCCCAGAATAGTAGATGATGAATATTTATATTAAATAGGAGAAATAAAAAATGGCAGAATTATTATCACCCAATGAAATCTTTTATACAGCGTTTGAACCGAAACTTGCAATGCGATTCATCATGTATATTGAGGGTATTCCATCATACTTGATCAAAGCAGCATCTCGTCCAAGCATTGATCAAGGTGAAGTAATACTTGATCACATCAACATTGAACGTAAGCTTAAGGGCAAAAGCCGTTGGCAGGACGTTACTGTAACGTTGTATGACCCAATTGTTCCTTCCGGAGCACAAATGGTAATGGAATGGGTTCGTTTACACCACGAATCTGTAACAGGCCGTGACGGTTATAGCGACTTCTATAAGCGTGACATTACTTTCAACTCGCTCGGCCCTGTGGGTGATAAAGTTGAAGAATGGACATTGAAAGGCGCTTTTGTAAGTTCAGCAACTTTCGGAGATATGGATTGGAGCACAGAAGATCCAATGACTATCGAGTTGACATTGAAATACGATTATGCAATATTGCAATTCTAATTGTATTAAAATATCTTGTAATGATCCCGTCGCAAGGCGGGATTTTTACTGGCTATGCATATTTATAATAAATTAAAGTTATATAAAAAGGATTTTATCTTATGGCAACAGTTAATGACGAATACCAAAAACCAAACAAACATTCAGTCGATCAAGTAACAGATGAGCAATTAAAAGCGCTGGCAGTTCAACAATTTGAACAAAACAAAAGTCACGCTCCTGCCACTGAAAAAGAAAAGTATGATTTCCCTACGGAGATTGTAGAACTTCCTAGCAAAGGATTGTTATATACAAAAGACAATCCACTTTCTTCCGGTAAGGTAGAAATGAAGTATATGACTGCACGTGAAGAAGATATTCTTACTACCCCTAGTCTTATTAAACAGGGCGTTGTTTTAGACCGTTTATTTCAATCTCTAATTGTAGGGAATGGTTTAGGCCAAAAGATTAACTACGGAGATTTATTGGCAGGTGATAAAAATGCCATTATGATTGCAGCACGTGTGTTAGGTTATGGTAAAGATTATGAAGTTAAGCTTAAAGGCCCATCTGGTGAAGAGCAAAGCGAAACGATCGATATCAGTGAACTGCAACACAAAGAAATTGATGAGTCAATGTTTACTCCAGGCCAGAATCGTTTCAAATTAACATTGCCGGTATCTAAGCGTAGCATTGAAGTTAAATTGCTTACACATGATGATGAAAAACGTATCGATGAAGCAACTGCAAAAGCTAAAAAATATAACAAGCTTCGTGGTGTTGAAAGCAATGTAACCATACGTTTGCAACATATTATCACTGCAGTAGATGATAGTACAGATCGTGAATATATCAAAGACTTTGTAGAAAATTATTTCTTAGCTCGAGACATTCAATATGTTCGTGAGTTCCTAGCAAAAATCCAACCTGATGTCGAACTTACCTTGACATTCACAGATGCCGGCACGGGGGAGCCATTCGAGGCACAGTTACCTATCGGCGTGGACTTTTTTTGGCCTAGCGCCCGAGTATAGGCGCATACTACACGAACAGATATTTAGTCTGATTTATTACGGCAAAGGCGGTTTTACCTGGGCAGACATTATGTCAATGCCTATATGGCTACGTGTGTTTTACATCAAGCAAATCAATAAAGCTGTCGAAGCAGAGAATGAACGCAATAAAAAGGCGTCTAAGAAATCTACAGGTATAGCACGTCCTGGCATTACTCCGTCAAAACCGAGATAACTGATATTTATTAATAAATAAGGAGTCATGGCAATGTCTAAAACACGCATTGATGAAGGCTTGATGAAATATATTGTCAAGTTGTTTTTTCCCGGATTAGAAAAAGAGGTATTAGCTGATCCTAAAGTTCAGCGACATTTACGTGAAGCGGCACGTATTGCTCAAGATTTTAATAAAGTCTGTGAAGACCTGGAACAAATTACAGGTAAAAGTTTCGATGATTGGAAATTTAAGCGTAAATAATAATGGCTAAAAAAAAATCCAAAACTACATCTGAAGATTTTGTTAGTGCAGATATTGCCAAACGTATTGAATCTTCTTTAGCAGATGCTATTAAACAAGGCTCTGCAAAAGGATTTACTGCTACACAAAACTTATTTGTAGATGTATCTAAAACATTATCAGATAATATAGATCAGATTATATCTAAAGAATCAGAGATACAACGTCTACGTGATATAACAATAAAATCTCAAGAAGAAGGTTTGTCGTTTGGTCGAGCATCATTACGATATGCTGCAGAAGAAGAACGTTCTAAATTAATTCAACAAATTGCACAAGCAAAACTTACGGAAGGTGCGGGCGAAGAAGTAGGTAAGTTACGGCAGCAATTGTCTGAAATACAATCTAAATATGAACTTACAGATCTTATTTTAGAAACACACGAAAAGGAATATGCTTCTAGCGACAAAGTTAAAAATATTCTTAAATCACAAGAAACAATATTAACAAGTAATAATAATGAATTAGATATATCAGCTACTGTTGGCCAACAAATTTTAGATATATTTAAACAGAGCCAAGAACAAAATGCTATTTCTGTAGACGATAGAATTCAGTTAAATAAGTTACTTGTTGAAAGTAAAGATTATCAGTCAGTTATACAAAGTCTCGAAGAACGTATTAATACGGCAAGTTCTGTGGGTAATACTATACTTTCTGATAATTTAAAATCAGTTAATCAATTGGTAATGCAAGAACAGCAACGTATTGCAACTATCAAAGAACAAGAAAAAATAAACACAATCAAAGAACAAGTTTCTAACGCTACATCATTGTCAGAAAAAATGTCTATGTCGCAAGATGCTACAGAGACTATGTATCGGTGGTTTCAACAACTTCAAGAACGAGGTGCAATAACTGTAGACCAACAAATCGAATTGAATGAAATGTTGGCTAATTCAGCAAATGTAAATCAAGTACTTGAAAATATCGAAGGGCGTATATTAGATTCTAAAATAGCTGGAAATGTAGCATTAACTAAAACGTTAGAAGGAGCTAAAGGATTAGTAGAAAATGAAAAAAATCGTTTAGATTTAGAGCGTGAAATAGGAAAAGTTGCAGGTGAATATATGAAAAAAATATCACCTGAGATAGATAAATTTACTGGTAAATTAACAGCATTTACTGATAAAATTCCATTTATAGGTAAATTACTTAGTTCACAGTTAACTGACAGTATGAAAAATTTCTCTAAAGAGTTAGCTAAAAGCTTACAAGAAGGAGAACGTGGTGTTTCTGCATTAGGTAAAGGTGTTAGTAGATCATTCGGTGTAGGTGGTGTATTGTTAGTAGGTGTAGCTGCATTAGGCGTAGCATTGGCAGGACTATATAAATTTGTAACAGCATTTGACGATGCAATATCAGAAACTGCGCAATCTATGGGTACTACTAAAGAAGCTGCTATGGAACTTACATTAGCAGCCGGTCGTGCCGGGATGACTCAAGAACAACATCTCAAAGCGGTTCAAGCTTTAAATAAAGCTTACGGAGGAATGAATGTCGTTAATGGTAAGAATGCAGATGTTTACAAAGACCAATTAAAAACTGTCAGTGACTTACAATTAGGGTTTGGACTTTCTGCAGATGAGGCTGGTGAATTAGCGATGGTAGCTAATACATTAGGCGGCGACGTTACTACAATGACAGGGGCAGTACTAGAACAAGTAGAAGCTTTAGAGGCAGGCGGTAATCATTTAGTTAATCAGGCAGACGTTTTAAAAGATATTAGTAAATTGGGACGTGTCAATGCAATGGTATTTGGTAAAAATGTTACGGCATTAACTAAAGCAGCAGCTGCAGCACGTATGTTAGGTACAGATATCAATAGTGTTATAGCATCAGGAGAAAAACAATTAGATATAGAAACTAGTTTAACTCAAGAAATGCGTTTACGCGTATTTACAGGAGCTGATATTTCTAAAGAAATGGATGCATTCCGCGAGGCATCATTATTCGGAGATCCGGACCAATTGATGCAAGCTAAAACAGATGTAATGTCTAAAGTTAATGATGCTATAAAATCTGGCGATAAAGCTATGGTTGGATTAGCTACTAAACAATATGCTGAGTTAATGGGCATTACTGCTGAACAAGCTGCAAAGGAATTCCAGAATTTAGATATGGTTAAAGCTATGGGATTCGATATGAATGAATTCCTTAAAGGTGAAATAGACGATAAAGAATTACTTTCTCGTCGGGATAAGCTTACTGAACAACAACAGAAACAATTAGATGCGTTAATAGAAGAACGCAAAGCACAAAAGCTTTCACAGGAGTTCGAAGAAGGATTAACAAAGCTTAAACAATCAGTTGCTCCATTTTTAGCTCCATTAGCTGAAAATTTAGGATCGATTGTACAAGGATTAACTCATTTTGTCGAATGGATAGCTAAAGGTACTAGTGCAATTTCAAACATGGCCGGTTCATTATTTGGATTTGGTGGTGCAACAGAAGTAACAACAGAACAAATAGCTGCATATGCAGCAGAAAATAAAATTAGTCAAGATGAAGCTAAAACTAAATTAGAAGAAAAAGCTAAAGCTGAAGAAGAATCTGGTTCTAGCTTAGGGGCATGGACGGCTGGTATTGTAGGTGCCGGTGCAGCATTCTTTGGATTAAAGAAAGCTGTTGGCGCCGTACGTAAATCTCCATTCTTTGAAGCTGTTATGGGTAAAACAGAAGATACCAAACAAATGGAAGCTGTATATGGCGGTACATTGGCAGCATTACAAGACTTTCATGGCAAGACAGCTAAAAGTGAAGGTTTAACAAAACAAGCGCAAAAAGAAAAACCGGGAATGATAAAAAGCTTTATGAACATGTTTAAACGTGATAAGACTAAAGATGTTTCTGATAAAGCTAAAGGTGAAGGTACCGAAACAGGTAAAAAGCCAGGACTATTAAAACGTTTATTTAGCCGAAAAGATAAAAGCAAACAAGTAGTTGAAGATGTTCAAGAAGCAACACCAGATGCCGCACCAGGTAAAAAACCAGGTATATTTGGACGTATTGGAAGTTTCTTTAAAGGTAAAGGAAAGGGCGGAGGTAAACTTGGAGCAATTGCAGGTTTAGCAGGATCGGTATTATCATCAGATTTAGCACAAGATGCTATTTCTACAGTTACTGGACAAACGCCTGAAGATGCTGCTATGGCAAAATTGACAGGCGAAACGTCTCCGGCTGGTAATATTGTTTCTAATTTAGCAGGTGGAGATATAGGCGCAGCTGCAGGAGATTTGGTAGGCGGAGGGGCAGGCGGAGGTGCTTTAACAGCTGGTATAGATGCTGCCATGGCAGGCGGAGGACTTAAAGATATTGCTGGAGCAGCATTAGGATCATTGTTAGGTGGAGGGGGAGAAACAGCTGCACCAGAAATGCCAGCTGAGCCAGAATTGACAGGAGATTTTTATTCTGATATATTTGTATACTTAGATCAAGTTATAGCCAATTTACAACAAATTGTAGAAAATACAGGAGGAGGTTCTGCAACTCCGGGTACTCCAGAAGCAGAATCTGCTGAAGAAGGCGGTGGTGGTATATTTGATATGGCTAAAGACCTATTAGGTAAAACCAAAATAGGTAAAAAGATGGGATTGGGTCAAGGCGGTATGATGGATTCCATGTTAGATATGGTAACAGGTGGATCTGGAGGCGGAGGTGCTACTGGAGGTGGCGGAGGTACCGGAGGCGGAGGTGGTTCAAGTATGGGCGGCGCTAGTAAAGCTCCGTCAATGCCATCTGCTTCCGGCGGTGGGGGTGGAGGTAGTGCTCCAACCGCTGCACCTAAAGGCGGCGGAGGATTTTTTAGTAGAGTAGGTAGTTTCTTTTCTGAAAAATTATCTGCATTAGATCCTTCAAAATTGTTAGGAGATAAAGTAGGTGGATTTTTAAAGACAGGCTTTACAAAAGTTTTAGGTCCAGTAATGTCAGCTATTTCAGGTATATCTTCAATATACGGGACAATACAAGAAGGTAAAGCTAAATTAGCCGCAGGTGAAGCTGTAGATTTTGGGGCGGTAGGTAAAAAACTTGTACAGGGTGCAGCATATCCGATTGCTAGTACATTATTAACTTCAACAGGTATTGGTGGAATAGTTTCCGGATTAGATGCTGTTGGCGGCATGTTAGGATTTTCTCCGCTTAAGTGGATAACAGATAATTTAATTGATTTAATACCTAATGAAGGATTTACAGGATTAGGTAAGTTTGCATTAGGAGTAGAAGGCGAAGGAGCTCAACCGCAAACAGCACAGCCAGTAGTTGAAGGCGGTATGAATGAAACAGTTAAAGTACAAGCCAATGACTTTGTAATAGAACCTAATTCCAATGATAAAATAGGCGGGGTATTAGATAATAAGTCAGTAACTGAAATGGTAGGATTGTTACAACAAATGGTAGGATTATTAGGACAACGTCAAGAAGTTGTATTGTCTCAGAGTACAGCTAATGCTATTGTAACAATGGGTACGTCTAATAAATCGTTTAAAAAATAAAGTTAGTATATGGCACTAATAGATTTAAAATCCGATCTAAGTTGGTACGGTAAAACACCGCCAGGTGGCGTAACTAACAATGATAAAAACATTACACGATTTAAATATAATGATGATCTAACTGTTAGTGTCACACCGCAAGGTCAATTACCACGAGTATCAGCTGACGGGTTGCCATTAGATAACGGATCTGCTTCACGTAAAGCTCAGTTAGGTGATGGTACTAGATTTCCAATTGGCCCCGAAGGTCAAGTACATGAATTTGATATTAAACGTACCGGATGGTATATAGGACGTCCATATTCTGCAATTTATAATAATAAAGTGCCGTTTGGATTAGCTGCTTCATATACTAACAATTCTCCTATTGATGACATGTACAATAAATTTAAAGTACGTGATGAAGCATATGATCCATTTGGATATGCTAAGCCGCCCTTTATTTTACGTGGTATTCAACAGGATGGCGAATCTGATCCGCAACGTTGGGGATTAGCGGGAACAGCATTAGCTAATGCTAGCATGGAAGTGCCACGTGGAGGTATTGTAGCATCTGTTGAACGTGCAGCATTAGATGCAGTACGATTAGGTAAGTTTTTAATACGTCCGCAAGGCTTGTTGTTTATAGCTAAGCAGCAATTATTACATTTAATGAATCCAAATACAGAAAATGTAGCTGGCCTATCTATAACACCTGGACGTCAAAAGTTATTTAATCCTGTTAATATGTTAGCATCTGCCGTAGGCGGTATTGCCGGTATTCGTTTAAAACGCTACGGAGTTCCGTTTGAAGGTGATGGTGCGACATATGAAGAAATAATTAAACTTCGTGGACAGGGGGATGCAGGATCACTTCAAAATCGATTAGCTGTTTTAAATGCACAACGAGAATTACCTGCGGATGTAATTCCGTCATGGCTAGCAATATCAGCGCCATTAGGACCTGATTCGGTTGGTGGATTAGGTGCTACGACTTTTACTAAACGTGATATATACGATACATATAGAGGTCGTATAGATGTCGGCGGTTCATTTGTAGATGCAAACTTTGGAGCATATACATTTTCTGCGCCATATGCTGGAAAGCCAGGACCTTTAGGCTCGAGTATACGTGTATCAAAAACTAAAGATGCATTAAATGAAGGAATACCATATCCAGGTACAGCGTTTGCATTAATTCAAGAATTTATGCCGTTTGTAGGTGATCCTGTACGTCAGAAAAAATTTACATTGTACGGTCGATATTCTACAATAATGACTGACTCTGATAAATTTCCATTAACGAGTTTTTCAGCCCAACTAGCATTTAACAATCAAACAATAGCTAATATTAGTAGTTACGATGTATGGGTAGGTATTAACCGAGTTAGTCTATCCGATACTAATCCAGGGCAACGTTACGCGCGAAATTATACACGTACAGAAGATGCTGAAAACAATTTAACTTCATTCCATACGTCGCCATATGGCCAGGCATCGCCTCAAGCTGCTAACAGCACGACTGTTAAACAATTAAAAGATAGTATTGATATTACCCAGATTAATAAAGCTCAAGATAAGTTTTGGGGTGGTACTACTCAAATAGAAGAACAAAAAATAGTCGAAAATCGAACAGCGCCAGATGCGATTCAAAACTATAGAGCATTGACATATGGGGATGTGCATAGACTGACAGTTACAGAAGGACGTCGTGGAGCTCAAAATGGTACATTGTTAGATTTTCGGACCGGGGAACAATGGAGTACATCGGATGAATACCGTAAAAATACATTAGAAAATTATTACGGTTATAAGCCTTATAATGCAGCTAATAGGAAAAACTCTAAACCAGACCCCGTTAACAATACACCGTACGGTACTGAATTGACTACCGTGAAAGATCTTATTAAATTTCGTTTTGAAAGTGTAGGATTTTCTGGCACAAATGGACGTCCTATTATATTTAGGGCTTATATTAACAACCTAAGTGATACGTTTAGTCCAAGTTGGAACCCATCACAAGACCAAGGTCGTGCTGACCCTAAAGTGTTGTATTCTAGTTTTGGACGTGAAATTAGTGTAGACTTTAAAGTAGTAGTGCATTCTGCAGATGAACAACATAATGTATGGGATAAGTTATCGGCATTGGCTAGAAATACGTATCCAGTATACGCAGGAAATGGATTCCATGGACAATTTATACGTGTTACTATTGGTGATTTATATGTAGGTCAATATATGTATATAAATAGTTTACAATACGATTGGGATAACGAAACGCCATGGGAAATAACAGATGGGGTACAATTGCCTATGTATACTAACGTTAACATGTCATTGTCATGGGTTGGTGCTTCTAAACCGAAAGCCGATCAAATTCCATATAGTTACGGGGGTAATAGTATACCGACAGTATATGCCGGTGTAACTAATAATTCTGGCAATACTACATATCAGAGCCAAGCTGATACTTCACCGACACCCGCCCCTGGAGATGCATCGACAGATCCAAAAAGTTTTGATGCTAACGGCAATCAAACTGATGCTGCCGGTAATCCAGTAGGTACCGGTACAGTATTAGCTCCTACAGATTAAAAAAGGATTAAAGTATGAATAGATATCAATATGCTAAATTAGATAAAGTGACCGGTCGACGTGCATACTCTACTGTACGGTCAATTGAAATACCGAAGAGTTATGCAGATCGATATATTTTTTCGAAAGAAGGAGATCGTTTAGATTTATTAGCATATGAATTTTATGGAGATACACAGTTTTGGTTTATACTAGCTAGTGCAAATAATTTAGGAAAAGGGAGTATGAGTATACCGCCCGGACTTCAATTGCGTATACCTCCAGATTCAATTATATTAGAAATTAAAGAATTGTTACAAAAAGCAGAGGAGAATAGATAATGTCACTGTTTAAAAAATCACCTGGCCGCGGAGCGCCTGGCCATGGTACAAGTTATAAATACAAAAAACGTTTCAATGCTAAAGTATCGGTAAATCTTGGAGGAGCTGTTTTTCCTGTTAATCCAGATAGTTTTCAAGGAACTTATGGCGGCGGCGGACGTCCACAAGTACAACTAGATTCTGTAGTGATTACAGAAGGGGATACGTATGGACATTTAACACAAGCAGAAGTTACATTTACATGTTTTACTGTAACAGCATTTCAAAATTATACAGAGACAGCTTTTAAATTAGGTGCTGATGCATCTATATCCGTAGGCTATGCAGAAGATGGAGCTCCTGGTGGCGGATCGTTTAGTAATCTAATGATTTATAAATATTCTTGGACTACTACAAAAGATAATTACGTACGATGTACTGTAAGTTGCATGTCAGCTACTCCATTAGTAAATCAGGCAGACGTTAACGTTAGTGCTAAATTAGCCGGCAAGGGATTTGAGTTTATGGATGTGTTAGAAGCTGGTGGAGCTGGCAAAAAAACACCTGTACAGACTATATCCCAATTAATGAAATATGTTGCGCAGGGTAGTGGTAACTCGGCAACAAAAGACGTATCGGATGGATTTTATGGTGACGGTATAGTAGTAATTACAAATCCTGGGGTAACACAGGGAGAGGCGGATGAAGAGACTAAAAAAGTATTAGAAATAATGTCTGCTGCAGGAATTCCAGTATCGTATGATAATGCAAAATTAGTATATTGTACATTGGATTGGTTTGTTAGACAAATAAATGAGTATTATATACCTAATGAAGGTAAATTAGCAGGCATTACTTATGAATTCGATACGACTGCAACAGCAGGTGGATGTTTGGCAGGTATATGTAGCGCCGATCCTTTAAACATTGTGCTGCCCGGTGGCGGTGCTGGAGATTACGGGGCGGCTGCAGACGTGCCAGATGAACAAAAATTATTAATCGAAAGCAAAGGTGCAGCACCTGCAGCTATAAAAGGCTCTGGGGCAATTGATTGTAAAAATATTTTATTGTCATCTTCATATATAGCATCTACTATATTCGGAGCTGCATCTAAAACAGAAAATGCTCCCGATAAATCCGTTACTCCAGATAACGGGCAACAGCCCAAAGTAGTATACAGTATAGGTAAAATGTTCGATAAATTGTTTCAAGACATTGTAAGTGCAACGGGTGGAAACATACATTTAGCTACTTTACCTGCAAAAAATAAAAAAATGCTAATAGTTGCATATAATCATAATGACAGTACTGGTATAACACCTGCTGTATTCGATCCCGTCAGTGGTAATCAAGCAATACGATCGTTAGAAGTTACATGCGCTCCAGCCTCTAGCGACGCGTATGCAATTGCGGTAGCTAATAGAAAAGCTACCGGAGCTGGGGCTGCAGGTGTCAATGGACAAGATACTCAAGGAGATCCAGGAAATGCTGCACAAGCTATTAGAGATGCACGTGAAAAAGGATTGGTACAGGAAAAATTTAGTGCAGCTTCAATTGCAGGATTAAAAGAACAGTTAGGTAAATTAGTTAACAACGCTTCATCTCAAGATGCTGCTACAGGTAAAATACCACATCAATACGGTCAATTTCCACTTAATTTACAGGTAAGCATGGACGGATGTACGGGATGGGAATTTGGAGATGCTATTTCAGTATCGTTTTTATCGGCAGCACAAAAGGGCGGTAAAGGCGTATTTATCGTACAAAAAATAATACATACTATAGCTACAAATGATTGGGAAACTAAATTAGAAACTGTATATACTATTATTTAAAGAAATACAACTATGGGACGTATAAAAATATATTATCCAAAAAGTGAAGTAGAAACTGGATTTTATGCTAATCCGGGAGAATTTGTATTAGAAGATGGTACTGAATATATCGGCAGTTATTGTAAAGCAGACGGAGTTTTATTAACAGGTAACGCTCCAGGTCGTAAAGCCAGTCGTTTAATATCGTATGACGTATATCATTTACGTGAGTCAAATATAGATTATTTCAAAATAAAAAAATTAGCGTTCGATAAGCATGTAACACCTAAACTGTTTATGCCAACACCTAACGGTAAAGATTATACTAACGGACAATTTAAACGATATTTTGTACAAAAGATTAATCAAAACGATTTTATACTAGAAATAGATAAACAACAATACGATGACGCTAATAAAAATAATAAACCAGGCATCAATCTTAAGTTGTTTCGTAAGGGTATTATAGATTGGGTATTGACAGGCGACGATTCGGCAGATTTTAATAACCGTACATTGTTGTTAATGGAAAAGACATATCCGGGTATACGTCAATACTTTTCATACTTTTCAGAATTTACAAAATAATATTTTGATTCGTATGGATTAGCATTTATATTTAAGTAATGTTTATCGAATCCGAATTAGAGTTACGTAGAATTACAGAGTCATTGCGACTAGGAGATAGTTTCTGGATTCCTGTATTTTCCGATCCCTATAAACATTATACTCAAAACCGTATCAGTGCGTTATACATTTATAGTATTGCAGACGACTTAGACTATTTTGTATCATTCCATAATTCGGATTGCTTAAACTTTAATACAGAACTAATACAAGAGTTTACAAGTTCATGTAATATCTTTGTATTGTCAAAAAAACGATTCAATTATACCTACTCAAATACATGTTATGATGCCGACTTATTTGCCTGGTGGCATACCGGCAGAATGCTGGCATTAGATGAAACTAATACATCTGCACATGATATGTGGAACAAGTGGTGGTACAATGAAAGCAATACGAACGATTGGTTACCTGCCGCAAAGCATTTGGAACGATGCCGCGCCATGCGAGACGTATTCATGCCTATATATAATTCATATAAATTAACTACGGATTTTGTTAATTATGAACGGCATATGATTGATAATATGTTTGGTATTGAGTGTAACGGCATATGTGTAGAACCTGCATTATTGCAACAACATTTCAATCAAACAACTCGTACAGGATTAGTATTCTCAGAGTATAATCCATATACTAGTACAGGTCGACCCAGTAACAAGTTCGGTGGTATCAATTATGCGGCATTGAACAAAGAAGATGGTAGTCGCAGTATGTTGCAAAGTAGATATGAACGTGGCATGTTGCTAGAATTTGACTATGATGCATTTCACGTACGGTTGATTGCAGATTTGATTGGATATGTATTGCCAGATGAATCCGTCCACTCTTATTTCGGTAAGCAATATTTCGGTAAAACAGAATTGACTCAGGAAGAATATGACCAAAGCAAACAAATGACGTTTCATTTGTTGTATGGAGGTATTGATTCTGAATTTGAAAAGATTCCGTTCTTTGGTCAAACCAAACAATACATTGCCAAGTTATGGAAAGAGTTTAAACGTAACGGCGTTATTTATACTACTAAGTTTCATCGTCCTATCATGTCACAAACAGTCACGGATGCTAATGCAGGTAAAGTATTCAATTACTTGTTACAAGCAACAGAAACTGAACACAACATGACAGTTATCAACAATGTACATGAAATGTTATCCGGATATTCCAGTAAGTTAATTTTATATACTTATGACTCCTTGTTGTTTGATTATGACTTGGCAGATGGTAGAGATCTTATTTTTAAAATAAAAGAAACAATATCCGCCGGCGGTTATCCTGTAAAAATAAAAGCAGGCGTAAATTATCATGCTATGACCGATATGACTGGCAAGGTTAGTTAAATATTTATACGTATACTAATATTTATTAATAAAAAGCATTTATGATAGAGTTACCAAAATCTACAGTACAAAATGTCGTTTCGTCCCAAGACAGTGTCGTTTTACCTAAAACACTTACTCCGGATATTGTTGATTTGTTGAATTCAGCAATTGCGGAAGAATATGCAGCTCATTACTTTTATCGTGGAGCTGCCAATTGGTGTCAAGGTGTTGGCTATACAAAAGCTGCTGCGTTCTTTGCTGGCGAAGCTGCTGCAGAATTGTCGCATGCAGAAAAGTTACAAAAGTATGTAGTGGATTGGAATGCTACACCAGTGTTACCTGCCATTAAATTTAACGGCGAATTTGCACACTTGATTGACATTGTCAACAAGTCTTATATCATTGAATATGCGTTAGGTGATAAATACATGGGCTGGGCATCACAAATGTTCACTGCTCACTTAATGACATTTAACTTTTTACAAGAATTTGTAGATTTGCAAAACGAGGCAATAGCTGAAATGTCAGACTTATTGAACGCTGCGCAATTAATAGATACATCCAATAAATTAGATTTACTTCACTATGAAGAAAGATACTTCGGATAAGATAATTGATCTGAATACCCTACTAAACAGTACGGGGCAAGAAACGATCATCACAGAGTCACATCAACCTGCTGAGATTGTAACAGAGCAAACAGTTATACGTGATTGGGATACTATCATTGCAGAATGGTTTTATCGTTTACCGAAAGGATATGCAGAACAGCCATATACAGAATCTGAGTTAAAAGTATTAGACGAAGTTGTTGGTGAATATGATGCTGGAGGATTTAAATCTGTTATTAATGAAGCATTATCAAAGGACGGTACGCAGTTTTTACAAAAAGTATATAGTAATGGTACCATACGTGCAGAAGCATACCGTAAAATAAAAGACATTGTATCAGCAGCTAGTAAACCACAACAAGCTACATGGAATAAATTATTTCAAACATATACATTAAAACAGTATATTAACGGTGGCTGGAAAGAGTTTAAAGACTTTTTTGATATTGCACCGCAAGGAATGGGCCGCGGAG